CGTAAAGCCAGAAGAATGGGATGCGGTCACAGATTTTATTTATGACAATCGTAAATATTTCTGTGGAGTATCACTTTTACCTATTGCTGGAGACAAAGATTATGCACAAGCACCATTCACAACTGTGTATTTACCAAGTGAAATCACTCAACATTATGGCGATGCAGCAATGTTTGTAAGTGGACTGATCGAAGTCGGGCTACAATTATTTGAAGATAATTTGTGGGCTGCATGTGATAGTCTTCTCGGTTTTGGTCAAAAAATCAAAGGAACAGAGAAGAAAGCATATCAAGAACGATGTCAACGTTTTGCCGATAGATACATGAATGGCGACCTAAAACAACTTACTTATTGCATGAAAGATGTGTATAATTGGAAGGATTGGCTAGATATGACTAGAGAATACAAGGAGGTTGATTATACTAATGTTATTGAAGAACAGAATAATGTAAAAGCAGAACAGGAATGGGCATGTGCTGGAGGGAAGTGTGATATATTATGAAAAGAGATAGAATAGCATTATTTATAGCGTTGTTAGCAGCATTTGGATTTACTATCGGTGCTGCATTTGTATCATTAATAATTGTAGAGTAAAGGATTAATATGAATATATTTTCGCCATACAAATCTAGAGAAGAAATAATAAAAGTAAGACGAGTTGATGATGCTGCAAAATTTCCTACAAAAGCGAACTTGACAGATGCTGGTTTTGATCTATACTCAGTAGAGAACATAATTATAGCACCTCAATCACGAAAAACCATAAGAACAGGAATTGCACTAGAAATGCCAAAACATTTCGCCGGATTAATCTGGCCCCGTTCTGGCCTATCTGTAAAAAGTGGGATAGATGTATTGGCTGGAGTTATAGACTCTGGATACAGAGGAGAAATCATGGTTTGTTTATACAACACTTCTAAAGATGTTGTAGATATAAAACATGGGGATAGAATCGCTCAGATTATATTCCAAGAGGTTCCTGTCGTCACTATGGAAGTCCATTCAACGCTAGGTTCCTCGCAACGAGGAGATAACGGCTTTGGCAGCACAGGTAAATAACAACAAGAAAAACAAGAAACAAGTCAACAAGCCTAACGTATTAGAGGCAAAAACTGAAAATCAAAAAAAGTATATAAGATCAATTATAGAAGATGATATCATCTTTTGTACTGGACCGTCTGGTACTGGAAAATCTTTCATAGCTGCTGGTATTGCATCAGATCATATTATGAAAGACAAAGTAGATAGCATTATAGTTACAAGACCATTAATTTGCACAGGAAAAGATATTGGTTCATTACCTGGAGAATTAAATGAAAAGATTAAACCCTATCTTCAACCAATGGAAGAAAACCTAAAATTCTTTTTGGGTAGAGATTATTTTGGTCATTTCTACAATCAAAGAAGAATTAGATTTGAACCACTAGAAACAATGAGAGGTTCAACTTTTCATGATTCTTATATGATTTTAGATGAGGCTCAAAACTGTACACTTGAACAAATAAAGATGTTCATAACCAGAATGGGTCAAAATTCTAAAGTTATTATTAATGGCGATACTCAACAGACTGATCTATTCAATAGAAGTGGTTTAGCGTATTGTCTTGAAAAATTAGACAATATGGATGGTGTCGGGATTTGTAGATTAGAGTATCATGATATACAGAGGAATGGTATTTTAAGGTCGATATTAAACGCTTTAGAGAGTTAATATGTTGTACGATTATGGATGTCAAACATGTAATTATGTTATGATAGATGTATATCAGTCGATAAAAGATGAACCATTAGTTAAATGCCCAAGATGCGGCAAAGATTCTCTATATAGAATGATCTATGGCGGTCTTGGGCATTTTGTAAAAGATGCAAAAACAATAGGACAGTTAGCTGATAAAAATTGGAATGGATTAGGTCATTATCAAAAGTCTGAATTGGAACAGAAATCAAAGGAAGAAAGACAAAGTTCTTCTACATTTTCTTCTGCTGGATCTGCTACTAACAAAGAAATTAATAATATGACAAAAGAACAAAAAACAAGGTATATTATTACAGGTGAAAAATGAAGTTTGTAGAATCAATATCAAAAGAAGATTTTATTCCAGAAAAAATCGAAGAAACTTACAATAGATCTGGTCAACTTTCACAAAATAAAGAAAAGGTATTTGCTAGATACACAGAAATAAATCTATCAAAAGGTGAAAAACAAAAAAGATATTTCATTATGACATGTAACAATATTCCATACGATCCATATGGAATTGATAGTCATAGAGAAAAAAATCTTAGGACTAGTTTAAAAACAGTATCAAAACAAACATTTGATTACTACATTTTGTATTTAAAGACACGAAACTTGCTATACATGACAAGAACACAGAGGAGTTTTATTAATGGCTAAAAAAGGACCAATAAGCAAAGTTGAAGGATTTTATATTGAGAATCATTACATGTCAATAGATGCAGCACAACTAGCAAAAGAACTTGATAGACCAAAGGTATCTGTAGAAAACTACATTAAAAAACATGTAAAACAGGGGGCACCAACTGGACCAAAAGTTGGAGATCATTTTGCTCGTCGTCCAGGCGTGGTCACCATGACAGAAAATGCATCAACTATGAGTGATTCAAGAAGATAAAACAAGATGAGTAATTACATATTTGGTTTTGATAATTGGAAAAAATTCTATTTACAAAATAGACATGAAAATAAAAGAAAAACATGGATTTTTCTTAAAACATCTGACAATAAAGAAATATACCTTACAGACTATAATCAATGGTTGACTATCCAAGAATACATTGAAAAGAAATCTCTCAAAATAATATCAGTTGGACTTAGGCACAAAACTAACACAATTCTAGTTGACACAAGTACTACTGATGCAGTATACTTAGTTAGGTCTGTAAAGGGAGAGTTTGGGTCAGTCACTAGGAAATGCTTCACCATTGGGAAAATCAATGGAAATAAAGTAGAAAAAACCATGTGGTTGACACCAGAGTTAATTGAAGATAGTTCTTATATAGATAATATTGATGAATGTTTCCCAGAAGCGATTGTATATAATGACAAACAAAAAAGACAGGCCACAGCTATTTAGTCAAGATTACCAAAAAGAATGGTCAGATACTCACAAGTACAAGCATATCCATACTGGCGAATATTGTACATTTGAAGCATACGTAGCTGAATTTATAGTACTACGTAGAGCAGAGAAAATGAAATTGCCAAGACCAGGATATAAATTTTGGACAAAGGGAGATCCAAATCATTGGTTGTGGAAAAAGCAGCTTGGTGCAGCAAGGCAGTTGAAAAAGAAATATAGTGAAGAAGCTATTCTTCAAGCTATAAAATCTAAAGAATTTGACGGTTTGCTAGTCTTGGGCATTCAGAATGGCAGAGGCTACAAGATAAATCCGCTTGCAGAAAAAGTGGTTGCGTTGTACCATAAGAAGATAGAGGAGGCTAAGAAGAAACCTCCACCAGTTGATATTGATATAGTTAAAGAAGTTAAAGATGTTCGCACTAGACGAACTCAATCTATCGTAAAAAACAAATCTATGATTAATAAATTGAGGGATTTATGAGTAAGAAAAAAGTTGCATCTGGAAAGTTTTCAGATGATGTGATTAGCAGTTCTATTGTTAGCAAGTATGGAGATGTGGTTCGTAGTGGTAAGGAAGTATTAGATAACATTAATAGTCTAGAGGTTATTAGTGTATCTCCAGCACTAGATATTGCTTTAGGTGGAGGTTTACGTGAAGGCTCAGTAGTCGTAATGACAGGAGATCCGAAGTCTGGAAAAACAACTACATCATTACATTTTGCCGCTAAATGTCAAGCAAAGGGAAAGCGTGTAATTTATATTGATACTGAGGGTAGAATGTCAGAGCAAAACTTTATTGGTATTCCTGGCCTTGACCCAGACAAGATTATAGTTATTCAGTCTACAGATGATAGAATTTTGTCGGCAGAAGACTTTCTGAATATTGTAGAATACTATATCAATAATGATCCAGGCTGTTTAATTATTACAGACTCACTATCTAACATGGTTCCAGCGTGTGAACTAGAGGGTGAAGTAAGAACCGGTGTGCGTAATGCACTACCTAGACTTCTATCTATGTTCTTCAAGCGTATCAGTGGTACTCTAATGAAGAACAAAGTTTTGCTATTGTGTGTCACTCATAATATTGCAAATACTGGTGGATCACCATATGCACCATCAAAAATGGCAGATTGTGGTAATATGCTTCAATATCAAGCAGGAACTAATATGGTTATTACTCATCGTGGCAAATGGCAAGTTCCAAAAGATTCTGGTCCGCACGTTGGTCAGATAGCAAACTGGTTGATTAAAACTTCCAATGCTGGTGGAAGACCAAATAGCACCGCTGAAAGCTGGATTAGATATGGTGCCGGTATTGATGAAGTTCAAGAGATTGTACAAATTGCTTGTGAGTTTAGACTTATAAAAACTGCTGGTGCATGGTATACAATACAATGTGCAGTAGATGAGACAAAGCACCCAGTGATTGAAAAGATACTACAAGACAATAATGTTGGAGATAAGCCAGAAGACATTGAGAAATTCTTTAAGTTTCAGGGATCAAACAATGTATTAGAATTCTTAAATAGTAACAAGGATGTTGCATATTTCGTCTATGATAAAATTAAGGAACTGTATTAATGAAAGTAACTGGCATAAATGGAAAAGAATACGTGTGGAATCTTAATCCATATGATGTTAAGAAAGATAATAAAAGAGCTAGATCAAAATATCATCTTAGAGCTAGGGAATTATTGTCAGAGATATTTCATAGCTATAGAATACTTGAGGAAGTCAAATTGCCTGGAAGCACAGCACTACACAGAAAAGGTGTACTGTATTTAGATTTTTACGTGCCACAGATTAAACGTGCTTTTGAGGTGCATGGTCAACAACACTATGAATACACTCCATTCTTTCACAAGAGTAAGGGAGATTTTATACTTGCAAAAGCGAAAGACGAGGATAAGATAGAGTGGTGTAGGTTGAACCATGTTAGACTTACTACATTGAAGTATTCTGATAGCAAAGAAGATTGGAGAAAACAAATTGTCGGCATCTGAAGATCTAAAACAACATATTGAAGCTATTGATACATATATAAATGAAACAAATACAAGATTTGCTTCATTCAAGGAAGAGTTCCTCCTTCTTGCAGATATGGATCAAGACCAACTTAAAAAACTAACACAAGAAGAAATATTTGATGCAGCATATGCATTATACGGATACTCTTCTTACATACAAGATGAAGTTAACAAGAATAAGATTGCACTCAATTGGTGCAATGAAAACATGGAAAGGCTCATTGCACAGCACAATGAAATGTTTGGTCAATATACTAAACACGAATCAAAGAAGCATATACTATCAAAAGATAATAGCTATGCAGCAAAACTTGAGCAAATGAGGTTAGTGGCAGAAAATAGACTACAATCATTAGAGGGTAAAACATATGAACTTAAAAGAAAAGCAGATATACTCTTAGAGAAAGGTAAAAGATCATGAGTATGAAAGACTTTATTAATACGTTAAATGAAGAACAGAAAAGAGCATTGTTGGAAGCATTATCGGGTCCAAACAGTGTTTCATCTGAATTAGTTCCCGATAAGATTAATCAAGAGACAAAGAAACAACTGAAGTCTGATTTTATTGCTAATACAAAGGCACAGTCACCAATTTCAAATAATAAAAGGAGAGAACCCGTGAGAGGTCGAGAAAATCGCTGGGAAGATACTGGAGAGTTTCGTGATGTTGCTACACCCGACATTGAACCAACACCTAGACGTAGACAGCCACCAAAGAAGATTGATGTAGAATGCTCATCCTGCGGAAAATCTTTTAAGGTAGATAGTCGCTTTGTTTATGGTGAATATTACCGTTGCAACCGCTGCGGAAGCAAGAGGTAGTATGGCTGAATTAAATGATCTTGGTGCAGAAAGAGCAGTATTAGCTGCTCTATTGCAACATGGTATAGATGCATATGTTCGTGTTTCAGATTTAATTAGCCATGAAACATTTGATCATACTGGCAATCAAATTCTATACAAGTGTATAGAACAAATTATCAAAAATGATCAATCTATAGATATAGCATCAATATTATCTTCTGCTGAACAGCTTGGGTTTTCTGATGCAATAAACACAAAACAAGAGTTGAAGTATATTAAATCATTGATGGATTTTCCTGTAAATGAAGATAATATACTTCCATTTGCTGCTCAAATTAAAAAGTTTGAATTTGCAAGAAAGATACAACATCTAACGAATAAAATACATAAGGATATTGATAACATAAATGGTACGGAATCTATAAATGAAATTATTCAAATACTTGAAAATCCAGTTACAGATTTTCTACGTGAAGATGATGGTGGAGATTTGCCTGAAAAGATAGGTGAAGGTGTAGAAGATTATTTACAATTCCTATCAGAAAATAAATGCGACATCATAGGTATACCTACAGGTTTTAGTAATTATGATGAAGCTATTGGTGGTGGATTGAGAAGAAAATGTGTTGATCTTGTATCAGCAAG